GCCCTTGTCGGTCATGACTCGTCCTCTTGCCCGCCGAGCGCGCCCAGCATCGTCACGATCTGCTCTAGCCCGCCGTGCACCTGGTCGAACCGGGCGACCATCTCGGTGCGCAACGCGGTCACATCGGTGCGCAGCGTGGTCATGTCGGTGCGCAACGCGGTCACGTCGGTGCGCAGCGCGAACAGCTCCTGGCCCTGCTCGACCTGGGTCTCCCGCAGCGTGCCCATATCGAGACGCGTCAGGTTGAGGAGCTGGGTCTGGGCGCGCAGCTCGGTGCGGAACTCCGCTACGTCGCGGTCCGCGTGAGCGGCGAGCGTGTGCGTGTCGGTGACCTGCTCGCGCAGGGCGATGACCTCTCGCTCCACGGCGGCAAGGCGCTGTTCCAGGTCTTCGTTGCTACTCACGGGCGGGGTGCCTTTCCATCGGGGCGGGCTGAGGTGATGCGCGCCGCGATCAGGTTCGAGAGCCGAGCGTGACGGTAGGCCCATCTATGCGCCTTACCGATCCGGGTACGGATGGTGCAGTATTCATACCCGCCGTTGCTCGGGTGGGCTGTATGGAAGAGCGCGCCATCGGCCATCGGGCAAACCTCGAACACGATCCCGGCAAGGTCGGCGCTAAATGTCGGATCGAAGCTGACTAGCAGCCCATCGCTGAGATCATCCATAGTGATCGAGGTCTGCGCTGCCGTGCCCGTCTGCTCGACGATGCCGCCACCCCCGATGTCGGCTACCACGGCGTGCGAAAGCGGGGGCATGTCGCCAGATGCGGCGCGTCGTGGCACTCGTACAACCCCGATAGGGCGATGTCGTGGCCTTCGGCGTACGCTTTCGGGCCGGGCTCAGCCTGCGCGCCTGCGTACCGGTCGGCGCGCTCGGCCAGGTAACGCCAGCCGTCCTGCGACATGATGCACGCGACCTCGCTTTCCTTTTCTTCAGGCGTGCCGAGCCAGGCATACGCGAGCAGCCAACGCCGCACTTCGTCGGCGGTCACTTCATGGTCCGATCCGCCGGGAGTTCGCAGGCGACCACTTCGCCCAGCCGGAAACGGCGCTCGGTGCCGCTCTGATAGGTCCAGATCACCGTTGCCGGGTATTCGAACCACGAGCCATCTTCCTGGCGAACCTTGCGGCTAAGAATCTCGACGGCCGCCAGCGTGAAGTTGGGCGCGGATTCGGGGGTGGTGGTCGGCCAGAGCTGAACGCCGAGCGGTGCATTCTCAGCTATGACGGAAGTGACGAGCGAAGGCGCGGGAGCGCAGCCCTTGCAATCGGGGACGGTGCCGACGATGTGCGGGTAGGCGAGGTGGCGTATCGGGATCGCGGTCATTTCGAGGAATTCCAGTCGATCAGGCACGTGCAGTAAGACTCCTCGCCGCCGCACTCGCAATCGCAGTCGTCCTCGCCGCAACCGCAGGTCGCGTCCGACTGCCACATCTGCTCGTCCTGTTCCGTCTCCATCATTTCCGTCTCCGTCATTTCATTCTCCTTAGCTTCGGGTGCCGCCCCGGGGGCGAGGCTTAAATATAGCGCGCCGCGCGTTATCTTAAATCGGCCGTTCGGCCAAAGAACTTCAGGGCGGCCACCCCCCGCGAAAGGGATGGACCGCCCGCCCCACAGACTTCAGGGCGGCCACCCCCGCGAAGGGATGACCGCCCTGATTGGAGCGCTGATGCCTAGATCAAGCCGAGGGGGGTGGGGATAACGGTGAAGGTGAGCTTGGTCTCGTCTCCGCCGTAGTAGCAGGCCGACATGTGGTGGTCGGCGGCGCGACTCTCGCCCCGCTCGTCGAGCAAAACGGCGTCGAACTCAACCACGCGCCCCTTGCGGATGATGCTCGTCGCGCCGCAGGTGCGCTTCGCCTCCACCGCGAACGCGGCAGCGCTCTTGGTGCTGGCACAGGTGGCGGTGAAGCGGGCGAACCTCGGGGCGGCGATCATCGGGTGATCCTCTCGATCTCGGGGGCGAGGCTTAAATATAGCGCGCCGCGCGTTATCTTAAATCGGCCGTTCGGCCAAAGACTTCAGGGCGGCCACCCCCGTGAAGGGATGACCGCCCTTGATAGGAGCGCTGATGCCCTAGATCAGGCCGAGGCGTATGAGCCATGACGGGTGATCCAGGCCTCGATGGTTTCGTCGGTTGGCGGCTCGGTGGTCGGTTCGGGGTACTTCTTCATGTCGTGGTTGCTCCTGATGGTCGAGGGTGGCGCGGCGGGTTTCTAGTACCGGTATGGCCCGCCGCCCGACGGCAACCTCACGACGTACGCGGTCGGGTCGCCACCCGGAGCGTTGAACATATGTAGGTGCTCGCGCCTCAACCACCGTTCGAACCGCTGGCGCAGCACGTCGGGCAGCACGACCGTGAACGAGCCCGCAGGGTCAACGCGCCGCAAGGGTGCGCGGTCGGTTTGCTTCATCGGCGGGGCTCCTCGGGTGCGTCGTGGTCGAGCAGGGCGCGCGATGCCGGTCGCAGCCCGGGGGCGGTCACGGCTCGGGTTGTTGGGGAGCATCGGGAAGGTGCCACACCGTTCATCACTTCTTCGGCCAGAATCGCTGCGCCGTCCACGTCGATCGCCGAACGGCAGAAGGCGACCGCCTCGGCATGCCCGGCCACAGCAGCCTCGCGGGAGCAGTAGCGAAGCTGCCCCATATCGTCGAGACCGCCGAAAACCATCGTCTCCCAGAGCACCGGCGGCGCGTCCCCGTAACCGTGATCGAGCACGAGGAAAACCGTCGACACTTCGACCTGCCCGCGATCCGTCGTGATGATCGTCTTGGCGATGACCCGTGCCGGATCCGAGAAAAGGAGCTCGGCCGCTTCCATCGTGATCGGCTGGCCGTCGAGACCGAACCAGAGAGGGCGCTCGGGAAACATCGGCTGACGGTATCGTGCCGCGCAGAATCGGCACGTTCACATGCCGTCGCTCCCGGCAGCGTCACCCGATCGTGGCCCGTGGCAGGGGCAGAGACAGGGCGCGCCGCAGAACTTGCAGGAGGCGGGGGGGGGACCTTCGCGCCGGCGTGCCCGGTCGGGGCCGAGCAGTAGTCGTGCTGCCCGTGCAGGCACCCGGTCGACAGGTAGCGGTGGGGGGCGATGGTGGACAGCCGGTGGGCCATCGCGCCACGTTTCACGGCCGGTGCCGGCGGGTCGCGCGGTGGTAGAGCACGGCGTACAGCGCGAGCAGCGCCATCAGCACGTAGAAGTGCCCCGTGAGAGCGGGCACCGCGGCGACGAGCAGCAGCAGGTCGGGCCAGCCGAGCCGGTGTTTGCTCATGACCGCACCAGCCGCCCGCACCGCGCGCAGTGCCCGTGCGAATCCATCTTGACGAGGTGCCGGCGGCGCAGCGTGCAGGCGAGCCATTCCTTCAGATCGGCTAGGCGCTCGATGAGGGTCACGATCGACACGGTAGCGGCCGAGCCCGCCGCCCACCCCTGCAATGCACGTACGGGGGACGCGAAAGACCCCGACACAAGAAAGACGGAGCGGCTTTCTCGTCCCGGGGCCCTGGTAAACGCTGGACCACGCAGGCGGAACGTTACCGGACGAGCCGCCCCCGGGCACACGAAAAGAACCACCCCGGCGACCCGATCCGCTGGGGATCAAGGGTCGACGGGGTGGTCCTTATGTGCCCCCTCGGCGCATCAAGCAGCCTACCCGAAACGGATCGACGGCTTGAGCTTTCCCGAGGGATTTAGGTGATCGTGGTGGCTGTCTCCACGGCCGGCGCGAGCCCGCTCGGCTTCCACAGGGCGTGGTACATGACCAGGGCGGCGCCGGTCACCGTGATGGCCGTGCTGCACCAGCTGGTCAGCGTCAGCGTGCCGTGTAGGGCGGCCAGCGCGGCGGCGGCGCCGAGGCAGGCGGCGAACGCGACCAGGCCGCGCAGCTTGGGGCTCCAGTGCGATTGATTGATGAGCGCGATCAGGAACGGCATGGCGACGCCACCAACGGCGAGGTCGAAACTGGTGCTGTCGGTCATGGCGGTGTTCCCCTCAGGATGGCGATTTCGTTGTGTAGGGCGGCTTCCCGAACGATGGCGGCGGCGCTGGCTTGGCGCTCGGCCGCGACCAGGCCGGCGAGCTGCGTCACCTGCTCTTCCAGGAGCTTCACTTTGTCTTCGAGCACGACCACCCGAGCAAGGGCCTCATCGCGCAGGCGGGAGGCGATGAGAACGCTGGCCGCGGCCGAGGCAACCACGGTGGAATCGGTGTCGGCGCTGAGCTTGCGGGTCTCGCCGCGCCGCTTGAGGAGGTAGATGGCGGCCTGGACGACGCCACCCCCGGCGATGATCGGCCCCGCACGGCCGAGGAAGTCCCACACGGCGCTCATGGGTCAGCCGCCTCGTCATCGGGCAACGCCGCTTCCGCGATCGTGGCCAGCAGGACCGAGCGGTCCCGGGACGTCCGGGCGATGAGCTGCGCCCGCTGGAAGCAGGAGACCGCCAGGCCGCAGAACATCGGCCCGGTGACCAGCCCGCCGCGGCCGAGGCCGATCACCACGAACACGCCGTAGAACAGCAGCGGCAGCACCAACGCGTACAGGCCGGCGCGCTCCACCGACGGGCGTCGACGCAGGATGCCGGCGGCCACGTTGAGCCCGCCGACGCACATCCACACCCCCCAGATGTAGATCAATTCGGGGCGGTGAAAGACGTTGCTGAAACCGCGACTGATCTCGGGCCCGATGATCACGGCGAGCAACCCGACCGGGATCGTGGTGAGGCTGAGGTTCGTCGCGAACGGGTACGCGGAGCTGCGACCGATCAGGGTGCGCACCGCGGCCACGGTGACGCGCGGGTGCAGCAGGCGCAGCACTCTCTTGGGCATGATTGCCCTCCTTGATCGGGGGCGTACGCGGAAGGGGGAGGTAGGGCGGAACTCACCCGCGCGGGAGCCCCAGCCCTACCCCAAGCTTCGGCCCGTCACCTTCGGACCAAGGCTGTCGTTGACCACTACGTGGAGAATCGATACGGCCCCATGCAGGCAGGCGATGCGATGATCGGAAAGGCGTGCGCGGCGTGTCAAGAATCCTTCGCCGAGGGCGACTTCACGTCGCTGATCGCGCTTGGCCCCGGGGGTGACCTTGAGGCGCGCAAGGCCCGTGACGAGGGGCGAACGTACAACGCGATGGCGATCGGACTGCACTACGAGTGCGCCGACCGGGAACCAGAACGCCGATGAGCACTGACGACGCATCGTTTCACGTCGATTTCGCTACGGGCCACCGCTACAACCTCGGTGAGATCCGCGATCGCAGGGAAGCGTTCATGCCCGACGGCGGGCACAGCTGGGTCATCAGCGCCTTGTACGGGGTCGACGATCCGGAGGTGGCGATGGACGCGTTGGAGCTGGGGCCCGACAACTTCGTCGGCGTCACCGACATCCATTGCCTGCTCTGCGCCGTCGAATATGCGACGTCGATCCGCCACCACAAGTGCCCGCAGCAGTTGCGGGCTGGGAAGGGCACCCCGTGAGGTGGTACCGGTGGACGGTCGTCATCGTCGGCCGCGAATCTGGTAGGCGCGTCGGACCGTTGATGTTCGTGAGGTTCAGGCACCGGCGTCAGGCAATCGCGTGGTGCAACAAGGCGAACGCCGCGGCCGACCGCGTCGACGGGTTGACGTACTTCGAGGCCGCTCCGATGCCCTAGCTGAGCGGCCGAGTCCACGGCAACGGCCACGTGATCGGCCCGATGTGGCCGTCGACGCCGACGCGGCATGCCGCCTGGAACCGCCGCACCGCATCCTCGGTCTTGGGCCCGAAAAGGCCGTCTGCGGTGCCCAACGATTTCCAGCCGCGCGCGAGCATGCGCTGTTGCCACAGCTTGACGAACGGGTCGGGGTGCTGGTTGCCGGTGCGCGCGAGCACCCTGCCCGGGTAGGCGGGTGCCTGCGGCCTGACGTGCGGCGCGTACGGGGCGACGCCGACGCTGATCAGGTACTGCGCCAGGGTCTCGCCGCGCCACGCGGACAGCACCGCTTTCATGGCGACCGCGTTGGGGATGTAGCGGCGGCGGACCTCCAAGTGGATGTGCCACTTGTGGTCGCTGCTGGCCCTGCTGACGGAGCGGGTGACGAAGTCCCACCGTTGCGCATCACCAGCGCCGAGCCAGCCGTTGAACGCGTTGATGTACTTGCGCCGCGGGTCGCGGTCGTTGGCGAACACCTGGAGCAGCCGGCGCGTGGTGAGGACCATGTCGGTCCGGGCCATGCTCATGTCGATGGCGGCGGCGGCGTCGTCCGGCCCGTTGCCCGGGCGGTCCTCGGGCCGCACCACGCTGTAGTTGGTGGAGGGCTGGCTCTCCCGGGCGATGTGGTAGCCGCCGCGCAACTGGTGGGCCGCATCGCCGCAGATGCCGCTGCACACGGCCGTGCGGTAGCTGCCCTCGAAGGCCTTGGCTAGGGCCTTGGTGGCGGGGTAGGCGACGGTGCTCATACGGCGACCTCCGGGTTGATCGCCGGTCCGGCATCGTAGGCGAGCACGTCGAAATGCGCGCCCTCCGCGGCCGAGCAGATCACATCGTCGTTGGAGGCGATGCCGTCGTTGTCGCCGACCATGGCGAATACCCCTGGCGCTCCGGCGACGGCCGCGTACGTCCACATGCGTCGCCGCTGCTTGTCGTAGAGGATGAACCCGCCGGGGAAGCGAATCGCCACGGCGCGCCCGTCGTAGGGGCCGCCGCGGCAGACGCCGGTGAACGCGGGTTCGTCGTCGGCGTAGCTGTCCTCGCCGCTGGCGTCGGCGGGCGTCGCCTGGTCGACCTCCGCGGCCATGTCGTCGATGGCGGGGTCGATCGCTGTCGGGTCGAGCGGCGCGGGATCGTTGGAGCTGATGTCGGTCATGGGTTTGCTTTCCTGTCGCGGGTCAAGCGGGATCGATGAGCCACGCGACATCCGACGTGTCGGTGCTCTGCGAGGCGAGGATGGTGAAGCTCGTGCCGGGGGTGCGGGCTGAGACGGTCAACGCGGACGGCACGGTGACGGTGCCGAGGGACTGCCCCGTCAGCCGGATGCGGGAGGTGGCGGTCACAGCGCTGGTGAGCACCACGGCGGTACCGCCGACCAGGGTTGCCAGGCCGGCTGCGGGCACCGGGATCAGCGGCACCCAGCCGGTGCCGTTGTGCCTCAGGTGGCCGACGCCGGTGACGAAGCAGATTTGCCCTTCGACCGCCCCGCCCATCTGCGCGTCACGCTCGACGGTGCTGGGGAACCGGCAGACGACCTGCCCGACAAGGTACCCGTTGACGTCGTCGGCGGTGAGCTGGTCATCGTCGGACCAGGTGCGGTAACCCGCCATCACGATCTCCTTGCAGCGAACGGGACGGCCGGAAAGTGGAAGTCCACCGAGGCGCGGAATCCTTGCGGGCTGAACGTGTACGTGACGCGCTGCACCGCGGCCGGCGGAAGCCCGTAGAACGGCAACCGGTCGGGGATGCGCCAGCTCGACCGGACGAGCCGCACATCGTCGGCGACCAGCTCGGCCGAGCCGGTCACGGTGACGTCGCCCGCGCTGGTGCTGAGCACGACATCCGTGGCAGAGGTGGCGGTGGAGGCCGAGTGGTAGAGGTTTTGCGCGTCGCTGGCCGACCAGCCGGCCGGTAGCGGCACCGCCGGGTCAACCATCTCGATCGTGGTGGGGCCGGTGATTCTGACCGCTCGTTTGACGGCGGTGGAGAACGCCCGCACGAGGTTGAGAAGGGTGTCCTCGCCGGAGTCCAGCTCGGGTTGCGTCGCGCTCGGGTCAAACGGGTCGGTGGGCAGGGCGCTCGGGTCGGTCCACGGCGGGTTTGTCACGGGCGGCACGTACGTATTGGGGTTGGCCCCGGAAGGCGCCTGCACGATCGACTTGCCGCCGGTCACCCACAGTTCGTAGGTTTGCGCCGCGTCGGTCGCACCGGGAAGGCTGGCCAAGCCGATCACGAAGTAGATCGTCTCTGCGGCGTCCGCGTGCCCGGTGACCGTTCCACCGTTGACGGTGGTTGCTTCGATGATGCTCATCGCGCCGGTACTGCTCATCCGGTACGCGGCCAGCCCGCCGTTGGGGAATCCCTCCGGGCCGATGAAATGTTGCGCGGTGAAAGTCGTTGCCTCGACCGACCGATACCGCCACCACGCCGACCATTGGAACGGCGACCCGCTCGGATCGTCCGTGGCGTTCACGGCGTAGGTGTAGCCGGTATTGAGTACCGCCGGTGATTTGAAGGTGTTCCCGTTCGCGGCGATGATGACGTCAGCTGCGTCGTTGCGCAGGTCGTTGCTCGGCAGCGGGAACGATACCCGCAACAGGAAAACCTGCCCGTAGCCGGAAACGTAATCGGCTGTGCCGGCGGTGCCGCTCGTCCCGGATGTGCCGTAGCTCGCGACCCGCAGGTAGTAGGTCTTGCCGGAGACCAGAAAAGCTTTGATGGCGGCCGAGGTCGGGGTGCCGCTCGTGGGTGCCGCCTGCGCGTTTTTCCACCAGCCATTGGCCCCGTACGGGCTGGTGGTGTAGGTCAGATCGAAGTCCATCAACTGCATGACCAACCCGAGCGAACCGGTCGCGGCGTAGAACTGAACGTCCGCGCCGCTGCCGACGATCTGAAAGACCGCGACGTTACCGCCCACCGTCGGGGTGCCCGGCAGGGCGGAGCCCGGATGGCCTGGCGCGTTGTTGTCGTAGCCGACCTCGCCGTTGACCGTCGGTAGCGTGTCGTATTCGGTTGAGTCCCATTCGAAGTCCTGCGGAACCGTGATGCTCTCGCCGGGCCAGTAGTGCGTAGCCATGTCAGCTCCAACGGTTCACAGTGACCCAGCGGCGAATACGGTTGATGGCGGTTTCGTGCGGCAAGTTCTTCCACTTGACGGTGCGGCCCATCATCACGGCGTAGGTGCCCGCCGCGGTGGCCGAGCAATCGACGCGTCGGGTCGCCCCGTGCTTGTCGGCTTCCGGGTCGATCGTGTAGGTGATGGCTGTCGAGTCCACGGTTCCGTAGAACAGCAGCTCGCCCGCGTACAGCAGTTCAATGTGGTCGCCCGCGTACAGCAGCGGCCCCGGGTTGTCCCAGTAGCTCAGGGAGATGCTGGCGGTCTGTTGTTCGATGATGAGCGTGCCGTTGGCGTCGGGCGAATAGCTCTGGTTGATCGTCACCGTGGCGGCTGGGATGTTCGCCCAGATCGTGGCCGGCGTGCCGAATTTCGACTTGCCGACGATGAAGGAACTCAGCATCGACGTCAGCACGACCGCCCGGCGCAACACCAGCAACGTCGGGTCATAGTCGTGGTAGACGTGCGCTGGCAGCCCGACCGAAGTGCCGACGTGGCCGGCTTCTTGGAGGCTGAGGTCAGCGGCTACGGCGACCGTCACGCGAAGCGGCGCCGGGTCGAGCATCACCCGCGCATCAATCAGAGCGGCGGCGAGGGTGACCCTGGTGGCCAGCGTGACGGGGACGAGCAGTGTCGCATCGATCAGCGCGGTAGCGGCGGCGGTGATGGCGGTCGCTACCGGTCCCGGGTCCAGCGGCACCGATGCGTCGACCAGCGCCGCCGTGAGGTCTAGGGTCGCGGCGAGCGGTGCCGGGTCGAGCAGGGTCGCGTCGATCAGTTCCGTGGCTGCGGTGCTGATAGCGGTGGCGACCGCAGCCGGGTCAAGGTACACCTCGTTGAAGGTCAGGGCGGAGGCGACGCCGAGCGTCACAGTGATCGCGGCGGGATCGAACCGCACCGCCTGATCGGTCAGGTCGGCGGCGAGGGTGAGCGTGGTGGTGATGGCGGCCGGGTTCAGCGCCACCGGCCCCCCGGGGTCGGGAGGTTCCGGCGTGACGACGATGGTGCGGGTGACGACTACCGGCGCGGCTGCGTCGTCGATCAGCGTGGCCACTTCTCGCCCCCTACACCAGTGTCGGCAGCGTCATTCGCGGGGCGACGATGATCGTGCGGACCACGACTACCGGCACGCCGCCGTCGTCGGGGACCGTTGCGGACGGCATCACTCCCACCTGATCGCGGCGCAGTGTGCGGCAATCTGGTTGGCCGACCAGTAGTTCATGGCGACGCCTACTGGTAGCCAGGTATGGCTAGAGCCGAGCACGGTGGCGGTGAACGGGGTCAGCGCCCCGAATTCGGCGTTGAAGTAGGTCAGGCTGCCCAGTGACGGCGCGACCCCGGGCACCATCATGTAGTGCCGGAAGACGTTGACGTTTGCGCCGGCCGAGCTGGAGATTGCGGCTTTCGACGGAACCAGCCCGGGCACGAAGTTCGCGTCGAGCGCGGGCGACGCCGATCCGAACATGCTGCGGCTCTGCGTGGCGGACGCCTGCGGCGTGGTGTTGGACTCGCACAGGAACCCGCCGGCCAGGGCGGTCCCGGTCGCGTCGCGTGCCCGATCGATCACCAGCGCACAAACGGCGTTGTTCACGACGTCCGAGGCCTTGTATGTGTGGCCCAGCACCATTGTGAAGGTGCCATCGACGTAACAGGCATACGAATTGAGCGACGCTTGGAAGGTGCCCATGCTGGTGCTGTTGACGTCAAAGCGGGGCGTCGACAAGGCTCCGGCCCCATCGGTGGCTCCCGAGACCTGCGCAGTCACGATGGGGCGGCCACTGGAGTCGTTGGCAAGGGTCAGCTTCACGAAGATCGGCGTGGTGCTCTGCAACGTGTCCGGGAACTTATAGACGCGGTAGCCGAACGAGGCGCTAGCCCCGAAGCTGGAGGGGGTTGCGGTGAGGTCGAGCTGCCCGGTGTCGCTGGTGGCGACCAGGCCAGCGGCGATCACCAGATCGTTGACGGCGTTCAGCCACGCTTTCGCTGTGGTCCCGGAGGCGTTGCTCCAGGAGAAATTGCTGGTGGCGGTGGTCATCGGTCAGACCGCCGTCAGCGACAACGAGCCAGCCGCCAGGGTCGGCACGGCCCCGGTGGTGATGGTGCGGGGCGTCCCCAGCAGCGAGTACGCCACCACCGAGCCGGACGCCCCGTCCTTGAGGATCACATACGTGACGGTGCCCCAACTGCCGGTTGCGGTCGGGAACACGATGGACACGCCGTTGGTTTTGGCTCCCGAGGCCGCAGCCGGGAAATTCGTCGTGTTGTTGGTGACCGCGACGACCGCATAGCCGTTACCCGACGGCTCGGTGACGTTGCCGCCGGTGCTGGTCGGGGTGGTCGTGGACAGGCCGACGTAGTAGGTGGCTGGTGCGTTGGTCGCGCCGGCCGCGCCGGCACCGAACCGGCTGTCCAAGACGTTGTTGAGTTGCGCGGTCACGAGCGGCATAGCCGGCGACCTCCGTTTCTAGTTTGGGTCATTCGCGGGTTCAGGCCACGGCCAGCAGCCGGCGCCGGCCGGTGCGCCGTTCGTAGGCTTCGATCGCGGCTACCGCCTGGCGGCCGGCTTCGGCGGGGTCGGCGCCGGGGGCAACGCTGATGTTGATGACGATGCCGGGCAGGGCTGCGGGCGAACCGGCCGAGGACACTGGCACCTGCCCGATTGTGGCGGCCGAGACACCGGCCTGGATCGAGGTGGTGACGCTGCTGGTGAGACCGGTCAGGTTCGCCTGCGGGGCGACGGTGAGCCCGTCGGTGATGACGTTGCCGATCCCGGTCAGGGTCTTCTTGAGGTGCGGGACTTTGGAGGTGATGCCGTTGGCCAGGCCGGTCAGGATGTTGGTGCCGACCTCCGCCATGACCACACTCGGCGACTTGATGCCGAGCACGGATTTCAACCAGTCGGGGATCAGCGCGCCGAGCCCGCTCACCTTGTCGCGGACCCATGCGAGGCCGGCGTTGATGCCGTCGACGAGGCCTTGCATGATGGCCTTGCCGGCGGCGAGGAACTTGCCGGGGATGCTGGAGAAGAACCCGACGACGGCGTTGAAGCCGTTGACGATCGTGTCGTGGATTTTCGTCCAGTGTGTGGTGACGAACAGCACGATCAACCCGACCGGGCCGGTCACGATGGCGAGGATCACCTTCCAGTGGTTCTTGAGCCAGTCGAAGACGAAAACGGCTGCCGTCCACAGGAATTTGAACGCCGCGGCGACCCCCTGGAAAGCGGCGTTGACGATGTTGCGGAACGTCTGGCTGTGCTTGTAGGCGAGGATCAACCCGGCCACCAGGGCGGCAATCGCGATGACGATCAACCCGATCGGGTTCGCGTCGAGTGCCACATTCAGCAGCCACTGCGCGGCCGTCGCCACCCCGGATGCGACGCTGGATGCCAGCAGGGCCACCTTGGACGCGACGTACGACACGGCGGCCCTAGCGTTGGCGAGGACCGTCGAGTTGATGGCCGCGTTGTAGAGGCCCTGCGCGGCGGCGGACGCCCGCATCACCGTGTTGTAGGCCGATTGCGCGACCTTCCACGCCTTGACGGCGATCACAATGCCGACGATGGCCCGAGCGAACACGTCAAAGCTGGGATCTTTCACGAACGCCGTCAGCGTCGAGAAGACCGGCAGCAGTATCCCGATGGCTACCGGTATCGCCTTGGCGAAGACGTCGGCGATCTGGATGAGGACCGGCACCAGTTGCAGCACCGCCGGTAGTAGCGCCTGAATCAATGCTGCCGCGAGTTGACTGACCGGCAGGAGGATCGGCAACACCGCGACGGCGACGCCGAGCAGCGGCGGAACCAGCTGGCCCAGCGCGCCTACGATCTGCGGCAGGGCCGCGCCCAACGTCGCAAGCACCGGCCCCAGCCCGTTCGATAGCGCCTGAACGATTTGGCCGATCACAGGGAATACGGGCTGGAACGCGGTGAGCAACTGCCCGGCGGTGCGCGCGACCAGGATGAAGGCGGGCAGCAGGGCGCTCACCAGCACCGGCACGAGCGGTGCGATCGCGGTGAGCACCTGCCCGACCGGCCCGAGCAGCGATTTGAATGCGGCGATGATGACGCCGAACGAGGGGCGCATCGCGACCAGGGCGGCGCTGACCGCCTGCACCACGGGGATCATCGCGTCGCGGAAGGCGGTGATCAGCGGGTACAGCACCGGCAGGAACGTCGCGACCACGCCGACCAAACCCAGCAGGGCCGGCAGCAGCGGTGACAGCCCGGTCAGAACGTTGACGAACACGTCGGCGAGTTGCTTGATGATCGGCAGCAGCGTCGGCACCAGCGCCACGAGCTGCCCGGAGAGGATGTCGGCGAATTTGAGGAAGGCCGGCACCAGCACCGCGACGATCGGCGCGACCGCGGGCACGATCTTGCCGATGTTGGCGACGAATACCTTGATTTCGGGTCCGCCGAAGGCCGTGCGCAGCGTCCCCGCGATGTCGCCGAGGCCCTTGAGCACCGGGCCGGCCAGCGGGGCGGCAGCCTTGACGAGGTTGCCGAGGGCGCCGCCGAGGTTGCCCAGCAGGTTGCCCACCAGCGGCAGCAGCGTCGACGCGGACTTGGCGAGCGCGTCGAAGTTGATCGAGCGCAGCGCAACGGTCAGCGGCGTCAACCGGGCGAGGATGACGTTGCCGAGCGGGGCGAACGCCGTAGCGATGTGCCCGACCGTCACGAGCAGGTTGCCGATGTTCGTGGACATCGTCTTGAGGGCGGGCACGCCCTGGCTGGTGACGAACCGCACGAACGGCGTGACGCTGTTGGCGAGCCCGGCAAACGCCTTGTCGCTGATGCCTTTCAGCGCGTTGCCCATGGCGTCGATAGCCGGCGTCAACTTCGGGATGATCTTGCCGAGGGTGCCGGCCGCGGTGGACATGATGCTCAGCACGACCGGGGCCGCCGACGCGGACAGGTCGCTCCAGGCCTTATTCATGGCGATCGTTTGGAGGGCGACCGCGCGTTGCGTCGGGGTCAACGCGCCGAGCGAGGACGCCATGGCCTTCTGCGCCGTGGCCATCGCCTTGGTGTCTTTGATGGACTTCGCCCGGTCGAAGGCCAGGCTCGCGGTGTTGTATTCGGTGACCGCGGTCTTGACGGCCTGGAACGTGGGCAGGGCCACCGCCGCGAACAGCCCCACACCGGCCGCCGCCGCCCCCAGACCGGCGCCGATCGCCAGGGTGGCCCCCACCAGCGGCAACACCGCGCCGGTTGCCGCGAGCGCGCCCGCCGCGACCAGGGCAAGTTTTTCGGCAACCCGGGTCAGCCCGAACGACAGATCGGGCAGGCCCTTACGCAACCGATCCAGGACCAGATTTGCGGTGACGATCTCCGCGACGGCCTGCCGAAAGCCCTTCGTCTTGACGTCGATGTTGACGTTGCTGCCGGAGAGCTGGTCGACGCGCCGCTTCAACGCGGTGAGTTGGATGCCGGTACGGTCGGCCTGGCTGCCGGTGTTGCGCAGGCCCCGGACAGCGTTGGCGGCGTCGGCCAGGATGGAGATACGGATGGTCGATGCCACGACGCGTCACCTGCCCTTGTTCATGTCGTTGGCGGCGGTAGCGAACGCGTCGCGTTGACGCAGGGTCAACCGGTGGTAGGTGTCGGGCCCGAATCCGGTGCCGACGCACCAATTCGCCATGGCCCGATCGGCGTTGCGTCTGGCTAGAAGCCTTTTCCCAAGTCGGTGTCGGGGTCGCTCGGGTCGGCGTCGACCGGCTCCGGCGCAAACAGGTCGTTCATCTGCTTGAGGGTCAGCGCCTTCACGGCATTCCACGACAGGGTTGCGCCGTCACGGTTTCCGTACGCCCACACCGCCCCGAGCAGACTGCGCACCCCGCCGAGTTCTTGGAAGTCGGCCTTGAAGTGGTTTTGGATGGCGATGACCTCGAAACCGGTCAACTCCTCCACGGCCGCGGACAGCGGAAGGTCAGAGATACGCGCGGGTACCTCGGTCATGACAAGTCCTGTTCTCTGAGTAGTCGATCGACAGCGGTGACGAGATCCCGCAACACGTGCGGCCGGATAGCAGCGTCGGCTTTCTGCATGAACCCGGCGCCAGCGATGTTGCGTTTCTGCCAGCCGTAGTTGATCGGCGCGGCATACGGCACGCGGGAGCCGCCCGCGGTGACGGTGGCGTAATTCTTGGCCGTGCTGCCCCGGATGCTCGCGGCGAGTTTCCCGGACCGGCGAGGCGCGAACCCGACCGCCAACGACTGCGCTTCCTTGGCGATGCCGCCGAATGCGGCTTTGAGGTCGGCCACCTGGACGCCGGTCTTTTCCAGGTGGCGCACTAATTCCTTGAGGCCGTCAACCTTGACCGTCATGGCGAGGGGCCTACGTGGTGACCTTGGTCGGCTTCGCCGTGAAGATCCATTCCACTTCGGTCACGAACCGGGCCGACGTGCTCGGGTCGGCATCACCGCCGAGGTAGTCCCCATCGGGTTCGCTGATGGTGACTGTGCCGGTGAAGTGCGGCTCGGTGGCCGTGGGCACGGTGTTGCCGTACGGGCGCACCAGCGCCGCGACGTCGGTGCCGGCCGCGGACCACACCTGGCTCCACAGGCTGGAGGAGGCGGCGTCCTGAATGAATTTGAGCTTGAGGCCGTATTCGCGGGAGCCGCCGGCTGCGGCATCGGCGAAGGAGACGAAATCGCTTTTCGCTTCCTTGCTGGTGATGATCGCGCTGCTCACCTCGGCGGTGACCTCGTCGCCGTCGATGGTCAGCGTGAGTTTGCGGGTACCGATAGCGGCCATGGCTGATTCCTTGATCTCTACAGGGTTACGGGCTTGGACAGGTGCATGACGGTGCCCAGGTAGTCAGCGCCGCTCTCGGTGACGGTGATCGGCGCGGGCGGCTCAACCCCGCCAAAGGTCCAGTCCATGGAGTTGGTGATTGCCAGCTCCAGCAGGCCTTCCAGGGTTTCCAGCGACTCGACCACGTCGGCGTGATCGGCCAGGATCGCCACATCGGTGTGGACGGTGTATTCCCGGAAGTTGGGTCCGGGGGCGATGTAGATGTTGCCGAGCGGGGGCATCACGTACACGCACGGCAGACTGATCGACGTCGGCCACGATGCGAACACGGGCACGCCCAGCACGGCCAAATCGGTGGCGAGCTGAACGCGCAGGTCCCTCAATACCGACACGGTTCGGTGCTCCTATTCGGGGCGGGTGACCAGCGAGAGTTTGACGACGTAGCGGGATACGTCCGGGTCGGCGGCGTCGGGCGACCAGGTCAGCCCGGACACGTCGGCCACGTCGAACAGGCTCAAGCCCTGGCCGACGAACGCGCCCCGCGCGGCGAACACCGCAGCCCGCGCGGCCGAGGCCATGTCGCAGGCAACGGCCTTGTTCTCCGCGGACGCCTCGATCTCGATGGCCGGGTTGTCGAGCTGCATCCACAATGTTGGTATGCCGCCGGTCCTGGCCACCCGCAGCCGCCGGGCGGGGTACGCGTAGCCGACCAGGTCCGTCGCCACGGTGACACCGGTGAACGCGGCGACCTGGCTGCTGTCGCGCAGGATGTCGCACACCGCGGCTTCGGCGTCACCGAACACGACGAATTCGGCCACCGGGCTCAGCCTTCCACTCGTTCGAGATCGGCTTCGATGTGCGCGACGGCGCCGCTCGGCGACGGCCAGCGGCGGACGTCGACGACGTCGTAATCCGCGCCGCCCCACCGAACCCGGTTGGCGGAGATCAGCGCAGTACCGGGCGGGGCGAACAGGATCCAGCGCCGGGTCTCCCGGTCCAGCACCTGGACACCGGCCACCGGCAGCACCCGGCAGCGCTGCACCGTCGTCACGGTCGCGGTGTCCCAGTCGAGCACCTGGTTGCCGTATCGGTCGGTGACCGACGGCGCGGCCAGCACGTCAACGGTTTCGGTGTGGAAGGTGACCATCACGCCGCCAGCGGGACGCGGATGCGATCGAGCATGCGCCGGTCCGCGGTGAGTAGGACCACCGTGCCGGGCGGTGCCACGTTCACGGTGGACGTGCGCGGCACCGCGTACTGGATCGATTCCGGGCCGGCCGTTTCCTGCTGGATGCCGAGCGGGGAGTTGAACGCTCGGCCGGCGACCGCGCAGATCAGCGTCGTCACCCACGAGGGGGTGGCGGTATAGCCGTGGGTGATGCCGGCGGCGATGCCGCGCCGTCGCCCGGTCCAGCCGTTACCCCACCGTTTTTCCATGACGCCGTAGCTCGACCAGTCGATGCGGCTGACGTCCAGCGGTAGGCCGTTCTCGCTGATCGAGTCCAGGGACACCAGGTTGAGCGTGGGCAGGGTTTGGATCAGGGTGCCGCTGCCGTCGACGGTGACCGTCTGCGTCAGCACCGGCGCGATGTGCCAACCGCAGTACTCGGTCACGGCGTCGCATGCCCCGTCCAACATGAGCTGAGCGGTGTAGGCGTCGTATTCGTCGAAGTCCCGCTTGAGATATCCAGCGAAGTCGTCCATGGTCACGATTGACATTGCGCGCCTACCTCTTGGGTCGGGTGACAGCGGCAGCACGCGGGCGAGCAACCGCGCCCACCGCGCGGACGGTGGCGGTGCCGGCGACGCCGGAGAGGCCGTGTGCGGTGCCGGCCGCGGCCCGGCTGCGCCCGGCGACGCTGGTGTCGGTGCCGCCGCCGACGGGTCCGCCGTGGCCGGTTCGGGTTCGGCCTGCGGTGCCCGTGACTATGGCCCAACCCACCGACCCGCCTACGGCCTTGCGGGCGCGCCGGGCCGTGGCCGTGGTGTTGCTCGCGCCGGCCGGCGAGGAGGCCCCGCCCCGGGACCGGCCAGCCGTAGCGATGGCGGCGCTTGCGCCGGCCGCCCGAGCGGAACCCGGCGGCAGCACGGCCGCGGTGCCAGCGGCGCCCGACGTGCCCTGTGATTGCCCTCCGGCGTGGTGCGAGCGTCCCACCGTGGCGGTGCCGGAGGCGGCGCCGGCCGCCGAGGCGGCTTCCCGGCGGGCGCGCGTCGGCGCGGCGCTCGGGGCGGACGTGCCGTGCGTCTGCCCCCCGACGAGGCGGACACGGCCGGCCGTGGCGCTGGTGGTAGCCGCGC